TTTTTTTTTTCAAGCAGAAGACGGCATACGAGATCTAGTACGGTCTCGTGGGCTCGGAGATGTGTATAAGAGACAGGTCTATATTTGAACAGCTCATGAACGCTGCTTTAGATAACAAGATACTTTCTAAGAAGGATATAATAAACTCTTTCAACGAAGTCTTAACGAATGAGGTAGGAAAGAAAGCTTTCGCTATCTTTAAAAAGAAGTTAGGTAAGAATATAAGAAACTTTAACTCTTTCTCTAAGAACCCATTAGAAATAGTAGAGCTCTTAAACACTACAAATAATTTCTCTCCTGAGTTAAGGAAAGCCTTGAACGATAAACTGTCTGCCAATAAAAAGTATCAGGCAGCCATCGGGGTGAAATCTAAGGAGGCTTTCGCTCGCAAGATGGAGGACCCTTTGAATAAAGGTGTTGAAGGTGGTGACCTGATGGGTGTCGTAGAGTTTGACAACACAAACTTTGAGATAAGCAAACCTAAGCCAGGTGATGCAGACTACCATCCGTCTTTTGCGTGGACTGTAAAAGCAAAGATCGAGGGGATATATCAGCCTACTAAGTTTTATAAATCTTACGATGTGACGGATGAGTACACCAAGTACAACCAGTCAGGACCGAATGTATCTCGTAAAGCAGAGCAAACGAAAGAGCAGTTCATAAAGACCAATGTTATGAGTAGCCCGGGGTCTATACCTAAAGTAGCTAAGGTCTCGAAGCGTGAGCAGAAGGCAGCTCCAAGCTATAGCGATGATTTAATGTATCAATATGACCAGTACACAGATAAAAACGGGGAGCTTGATGTTGATCTTGTTTTAGAAAAAATTGATGAGGATATAGCTTCTTTAAAAAACAAAGACCTTATAGAAGAAAAACTTAGGGCATTTGAAGAACTTATTATACCTGCCATTAGTGGAGACATAACATCTCCAGCGCTTACACAATTTGAGGCGGATGTTTTAATGGATCCTAACGCAACGGCAGAAAGTATAGAGAGAGGGTTTCGTAAGGCTAAAAATATAATAGATAAGGAAGGTTCGATAGACTTTAGTAAGACTAAAGAATCAGATCTATTTAAAGGAGGTGAAATAAATCTTCCAGCTTTCGAGAGGTTTGTTGATAAAAACCCGGAGTATCAAGGAGTTTTTAATGATTGGGAAAAGCTTTTTACTGAGAGCACAGAGGCGTTACTCAAAGACCTCAATGCTTTTAATGTAGTAGATATAAAGCTTGCTGAAAGCTTTAAAAAACAATTACAGGAAACGGGTATAAAGTCTGCCCCTCGTGAGCAGTTAGGTATTAAAGAAGCGCGTAAGTTTAAGATGAATCGTAAAGGGTTTATACCTAAGTACGTGGACATGGCGCAGCTACAGAAATTAGGTAGGAAGTATGGTCTTACTTTAGTTAAAGACTACAAGGAGTTTACCAGAGATCTAACAGGATACCACTTCGAGGATGCGAAGGGACAGTTCTACAATCCGTTCTTAGGGCAGAGGTTCCAGAAGATAGCCGATAAGTTTCAGGATCCAGTAGAGATAATTAAACTTGCACGAACTGCAGGGTTCGAAGACTCCGAGATAAAATACTTCCTTCAGAAAACATGGAAGGGGAAAAAGAAATTAAAAGTTAAAGAGATAAACGATCTTCTTAAAGTAGATGTAGATATGTTTGCGTCTATGCCTGCTGTATTTGGAAACGTACCAGGAGGGATGGTAGCGGGTAGGAAACTATATGAAGCTACTATGAAGAAGTTTAATTCTTTACTTAAGAAAAACTTGAAGCGCCCGAAAGATAAGCAGGCAAGTATGGCTGATATGATAAACGAATCTATAGAGTTTATGATGGGCCGTAAAGCATACAAGGAAGCTACGGAAGGAGTGAAGTCTAAGACGGAACTATCTACCCTACAGCAGCAGCTACAAGCCTCTATGCAAGAAGCATTAGGCGGAGGTAAGGTTAAAGATATAAGTAAGAAAATTAAAGAGCTGAAGAAGATTGTACGTCAGAAGATACGAGGGGCGCGAGAGGTTAGAGATGTCAAGAGACAGTTGCAAAGAACGATTCGTGAGGTGTTGCCCAAAGCTGCGTTTAATAAAACAGAAGTTAGAAACTTACTGAGAACGATACAGGACGCTGAGCCTAAGTGGTTGAAAGGAAATCTAAGGAACCTTACTGAAAAGATTGAGTCGTTGGCGGCAGAAAAAAATGTATCTATATTAAATAAAGCTATCCAAAAAATATTGGACAATAAGTTTTTAGTTAAGGTGGGTGGTTTAGAGAAGTTGATTAAGATAGATCAGGCCACCTATAAGATAGTGGAGTCTATAAAAGATAAGATGTATAAGGCTGCAGAAGTAAAGGATGATATCATTAAGGAGCAGACTAAACTTATCGAACAGGTAGAAGGATTAAATAGAAAGTTAGAGCTTACAGAGGAAGAAGAGACAGAGCTATTGGTGTTGAATATATCTTTGGGTATTAACAATGCTAAGCTCATGGAGGATAGTAACCCCCGTAAAGCGGATCAGTTAGCGGAGGTGTATAACAACCTGAAAGATCTTATCACTCAAGGTCGCAACAACTATAAGGAAGCTGCTAAAGAAAGATCAAAAAGGTATGCAAAAAATACAGCTCTATTTCATCAAGCTTTAGAGGGATATAAAGACGTATTAGATTTTACAGATCCAGAGGTGCTGGAGCGTATAAGGAAAGACCTTAAAAAGCGTGGGGACGAGAAAGGTTCTGACTACGGGAGGAACGCCCTTAAAGAATACTTTAAAAAGATAGGAGCCAATATAGATAAGTACTTAAAGATGGGGACACTGGGGTTAAGCCAATTATCTTCAGCTTTAGATAAATCTCCTGGTGCAGCCTTCGAAGGTTTTATAAAAGACTTTGTATACCGTAAGGTGAATGAGTCTACCCGTATGTACAAAGAAAGCATGATGGCTTTGGATCAGATACTTACGGAAAAGACAGAAGAGTATTTAGGAAAAGACTACGCAAAAAAGATTAAGGAATATAGGAAGTCTATAGATTTCCTTGAGCTAAAAGACGGGAAGTTCTTTAAAGATCCGCAAGAGGTAAAGGATGCAAAGAAAGAATTTGATAAAGACCCTACCAGAAAAAATCAAGAGAAATTAAATAAGATAATTAGAGAAAATATTCCTTTCTCTAACCTCACCCCTCTGCAGCTGCAGTATCTATACTTCCAGTATAAGCAGAAGGATACTCATGCAGGTTTTAAAACTTCATTGGGGGATAACTATGAGTCTATAATGGATGGGTTGAGTAAACATTTTGAAGAGACTTACCCTGATCTTTTAGAGCTGGGGCGCTGGCAGGTGGAGGTTATGCTTCCTTCGTTATATGAAAAGTATAATGAAGTATACAAGAAGTTATACAATACAGATCTACCTCAGAGGGATAACTATTCTGGAAGAACATTTAGAGTTATATCAAAAGGAGATAAGGTAGAGATGGAGAAGTACGATCCTTTGTCTCTCCTCTCGGAAAAGGGTATGCCTCAGATGGGGATGAATGTAATAGGAAACTCTACTAAGCTGACTCAGAAAAACGATAAAGCTATTATGCCTGTCGATGCCTTCACAGCTATCGATACATACCTGAAAGATATGGAGCACTTCGCTGCATATGCAGAGAATATCAATGAGATATCTAAAGTGTTCTTTAATAAAGATATTGTAGATACCATTGTAAGTATACACGGAAAGGATGTCTACGATACCATTAGAAAACAATTAATGGCTACAGCTCAACGCGGAGCCAATCAATCTGATAAGACTGTTGAGTTGGTAAATAGAGCTAACAATATATTTATTGTACAGAAACTGGGAGCGGGGCTTACGGTATACCTTAAGCAGTTAACTTCTATTGGGACTTACGGAAACTTTATAGGGTACGGCAACTGGATAAAGACAGCTACCACTATGGGACCTAAAGAGTTTATAAAAGCAGCGAAAGAGATTTCTGAAGAGTCGGTATATATAAAGTATAGATACTGGCAGCAGATTAGTAAAACGATTGAAGCATATGGGGAGAAGCAGATGGAGACATATACTCCAGGAGATAAAGGTAATAAAGTACTTCGACTCCTTATGTCACCCATTAAAGCGGGAGATAAGCAAGCTATATACTTAGGTGGTATCCCCAACTATGTGTTCTTAAAAAACAAATTCATGAAGCAAGGCATGAGTGAGGAGAACGCAAAGAAGAAAGCGATGCTGATGTTTGAGGAGCAAACCAAAGAGGTCCAGCAGTCTGATGATAAGCAAGATAAAGATTCGATACAAAATGAGGGCGGTCTTGTCCAGACGTTTAATATGTTTATGTCTGCCCCGAAAGCATACCTCAGACAAATATTTGGAGGGTATAGAGAGTTGGGGCGCAATATAAAAGATGGTTCAGGTAAAGGAACCACGGGTGAAAACCTCAGAACTATATTGGTGTATCAATTTGCTATGCCTATGATCTTCCAATGGGCAGGATCAGGATTCCCGGTAACCGACTGGGACGATGAGGATAAGAAAGATATGGCCAGAGCAGCTATCCTAAGCGTGTTCAATTCCATCTTTGTATTGGGCCAGATATTAGAGATGGTAGGGGAGTACGCTACAGGTAAGACATACTGGGATGAGATGAAACAATTCCCGGTGCTGGATTTAGTAAAGGATGCTATTAAACAGTATGACAAAACCAACCTTGAAGACTCTGAGAAAGCAGATGAAGCTTGGAAGCAATTTATATTTACCCTTATGCCTTTAGCTTCTGTAGTTCCAGGAGGAGGTACCGTAGCGGCTCTACCTTTTAAAACTTTAGATAGGATGAGGTTAAATATGAAGAAGATTATTCAAGATGGTGGCGACCCTAAAGAAGTCTTCTTAAGATTGTTTAACTATTCCGATTATGTTATAGAGGGGCCAGAAGAAAAGGAGAAGAAGCCGAAGAAACTAAGGAAGAGTGAGGTAGATAAATATATGCCCGAGCTATCCGAACAGATGGAAGAGTTTAATAACGATCCGGACTATAAAGAAATGCTAAAGGATATAAAGGATCTCAAGAAAGAGCAAGAGGCTATGCGTCAAGAGCTCTTGGAAGAGATGTTTGCTGATTAAAAGTTCTTGTCGTAGTTCTTACGCTCCGCCTCGGTCTTGTATATAAAGAATGCTTGGAACCCACTGACATGAGAGTCGGTGGGGAAGAAGTACTTCCATCCCTTGGATGCACCCCTGTTGATATAGTAGCAGAAGGCTACGCCTATCTTACCATTGCTCTTAACAAAGTTTATCACAGCTGTGTGGTCCGACATAGGGATAACGTTCTGGACATAAAAAGCCTCCTTGTTCACATTACCCTCACGATCTGTACATGAGTAGCGCCTGGCTATCTCCTGTGCAAACTTATTTAATTCTTTAGCTATTGGTCTTTGCATTTTGTTTTTCTATTCGTCGGTTATGGGTAGCTACTCGGTGACAGTTGGAGCAGCGAACCTCGCACTTATCTATTTCTTTTTGTATAGTTTTAATAGAGTAAGACTGGTGTACCATAGCTGATATATTTTTAATCTTATTCCCCTTTACATGATCAAAGTCTAACACCACATAATTAGATTCCCCGCAGTCTATACATCCCGAAGCCATCTTTATTTTTTTGATGTAAGCACGGTTCCTTATATTCTGAGCTGCGTTCCTTTTCTTTACGTTAGACTTTATCTTGTCTTTGTTTTCTTCATAAAACTTTTTAGAACACGCAGCCTGGTCCTCTTTATTTTTGTAAGCCATGGGTGATTAGTTGTGATCCCGCAGGGATTCGAACCCCAAACCGCCTCCTTAGAAGGGAGGTGCTCTATCCAGTTGAGCTACGAGACCATTAGGTTTCTTCAGCTAAGGATGCGAGAAGGTCGGCTAACAACTTGATAAGTTCTTGTGCCTCTTCTTTCACCTCATCATACTCCCTGTCCATCAACCCCTCGTACAGGGTGTCGGCATAGTCGTGGATGAGATTGGACACATAGTTTATATGCTGTATAGTAACCTTATTGTCGGGGTGTACAGGCATTAGGGTTTGTCTTCAGAAATTAAAAGCGCTCGACCTGTCACCTCGTCTAACTTTTTAATGGCTTTATATATAGATCGAGAGCGACGTTTAGTTTCTAACCTTTCGCTTTTAGTAGAGTCTATACCTAAGTTGGTATACATAATACAGTCAATACGAAGTAGGGTGTCTATCTTTTTCTTAAGACTCCAAGTGGAGAACTCTACTACCTTATCTATATCTTCTATAGTGTATTTGCAATCAGATAAAACCATTGATGATGTCGTATATTTTCTTCTCGATTCTTTTTAATCTATCTTCAGGTACACTTTTCTCAAGCTTCTTAACTAAAGTAAAGTATCTTTTGTTGTCTTTACTTAACTTATCTACCTGTTCTTTAACCTCAAGCAACGCTAAATTAAGCAGATTATTTCTCTCCTCCAACTTTCGTAAATCTTTTTTCAACATAACAGGGTTAACATCAGGCAGATCCGCAGACTTACTCAGCCATCTATCTAATACCTGTCTCTTATACACATCTCCGAGCCCACGAGACCGTACTAGATCTCGTATGCCGTCTTCTGCTTGAAAAAAAAAA